GGGGACGCCGCGCAGCGGTGGCCCCGGAGGGAATCTGTGGGGAGGCGACAGGATTGACGCTGGCGGACGGTTTGGCACATTGGGCGCCGGGCTAGTGGGGGCGCGGTTTTTCGGGTGCGGCCGCAGTCCAAGTGTTACGCACTTGGTTTGACGCTGTTTTGCAGTGGGCGGCGCTGAATGGCCGGGTTTTGCGGTTTATTTGGCACCCGTGCGGCCCGATCCTGGCCTACCAGTCCTCGGGTTTGGGTTGCTGATCAACGACTGTGCGGCCGTACCAACAGACGCGGCCGATCACCAAGTCCTGGACGGGCACGCCATCTACCGGGATCAGCAGCGGCGGGTAGTTGCGGTTGTCTGAGTTCAGGGTCAGATGGGTGCTATCGGTTGACAGGAAGACCCGCTTGACGCGGGCCTCGGAGCTGCCGGCGGCCCTGCGCACCATGTGGAGGGCGCCCTTCTGGGGCTCGACCCGCAGGGCCAGGGCCGTGTTCACCAGCACCATGTCGCCAGCCTGGATGGTGGGGCTCATGGAGTCGCCCTGGACGTGGGCGGCGAAGAGAGTGGCTGCACTGCCGGCGCCGCATTGCCGCAGCAGCTCCCCGATGAAGGCCGCGCTGAAGGGGTGAGTGTCCGCATTGGGCCCCAGCTCATGGATTTCGCCAGACGGGCCACAGGAGGGCAAGCCATCCAGCACTGGGATCTGGTGGATATTCCTGGGGGTTCCAAGCACCAGGCGCATCGGCTCTTCACCCGTCATCAACCATTCCCAGCGGTAGCCATAGATAGCCTGGATGGCGAGGGCGTTCGGTTTTCTAACTTCAGCCTTCCCTGATTCCCAATCAGAAACAATTGAACTAGTGACCCCGAGAGCCTCAGCCAACCCGCGCATCGAGAGTTTCTCTCTGGTCCGGAACTCTTTGAAACGGTCAGCGGCTCTCATGGGCCCTCGCTAGAAAAATTTAGTGGAGCCTCTTGACGCGCTAGATAATCGAGCAATACTAGGTCATCGGCTTTGAATTGTGAGCCATTTGGGAGAGAACATGTCACGCAAGCGACCCCGCCCACGGGGTGCGGCCCCCGGCCTGCAACCTCATATCCCCTCCATCCTCGCCACCGCGGCGACCCTCCAGCAAATGTTAACTGATGGAATTAATCCTGACGGCAGTTTGAGCCCGGAAGCCATCCGCTCGCTGTTGAAGTTTAAGGGCATCGTCATCCATTCGCTTGTGGAAGCCAACGGATTCACAGATTCCCAGTTCGCCCAGGTCATCAACCGGGAGTACAGGAACGAGACCATCCAGAACATCATCGCCCGGGCCCTAGGGTTGGAATCCTCCGTGGATCGCATCTGGGGCCGCCAGGTCAAGTCAAATCCGGCTGCGTGAGGGGATAATGGCCCGGAAGCGCCTCCATAAAGAGATTGTCGCCAGTTGCGCACCTGTCGCCAGCTTGTCGCCTGTTTCCCTGGGAACAGGCGACAAGGGTGAGGGGACAGGCGACACCCCTGAAACCCTGATGGCAGCTAGCACTGCCACCCTTAGGGCTATTACTGGATCAGGCGACAATCTGGCGCCTTGTCGCCTGTTATCCACAGAAGAGGCGGCTGAATTTGCCACTACATCCATCCGCACGATTCAGCGCCACATTGCGTCCGGCCGCCTCCAGGCAGAGGTTGTCGAGGCGCAGGGTTACCGGGCAAAGAAACCCACCTACCGCCTCACAGAAGAGGCTTTGGCCACGGTTTTCCCAGAGGCCCAGGCCCGCATTGATGAGCGAAAACGATATCTAGCGCGGCTGGCCGAGCTGGCCGCGCCGCCAGCCCCCGCCATCGCCCCCGCCTTGGATCCCGCCGCCATCCCGGCCATGAAGGACTGGCAGCGGCAGCGCATGGATGCGCGCCTGGCCTTCCTCCGGCATCTGGACGACCAAGTGGCCGGGGGCATCACCCGGGAGCGGGCCATCAACCGGCTGCTGGGGGATGCCGAGGCTGGCCGCTTGCCGGAAACCTTGCAGGCGCTGCTGCCCCTGGCCAACGCCCGATCCGGCCAATCCGGCGATCGCACCCTCAGCCGGCGCACAGTGCAGCGGTGGGCCGCCGACGCCAAGCTCGGGATGGATCACCTGGCGCCCAAGGGCTGCGACCGAGCCATGCCGAGCTGGCTGCCACAACTGCTCAACATCTACCGCCAACCCCAGGAACCCAGTTTGAGCTGGGCTGTCCAGACTTTGGTGGGTCAATTGCCCGAAGGGGCCACGGCCCCCAGCTACGACAGCGCCCGCCGCTGGCTCATCAAGGTGGGTGCGGTGGAGCGGGAGCGCGGGCGCATGCTGCCCCGCGAACTCAAGACCATCAAGCCGTTCCGGCGCCGGGAGAAGCCCGAGTTCCCCTTCGATGTACTCACGGCGGACGGCCACACCTTCGACGCCGAGATCGCCCACCCCGAGCATGGACGGCCCTTCCGGCCGGAACTCACCATGGTGGTGGATGTGGCCACCAACCGCATCGTCGGGTGGTCGGCCTGGGAGAAGGAAAGCACCTGGTCGGTCATGGACGCCTTCCGGATGGCGGTCCTGCGGGGCGGCGTGCCGCTCATCTTCTACACGGACAACGGCCCCGGGTACCGCAACGACCGCATGGAGGCCCTCAAATCACGCCTGGGCTACGACCACCAGTTCAGCGTCCCCTACAACTCCCAGGCCCGCGGCGTCATCGAGCACATGCAGAAGACCGTCTGGGTGGACATGGCGGCCAAAGCCTTCAGCACCTATGTGGGCGCCTCCATGGACCGCGAGGCGCGCCAAATCGTCTTCAAGGCCAGCCGCAAAGGCCTGCCCGTGCTGCCTTCGTGGCAGAACTTCGTGGCCTTCGTGGACCAGGTCGTAGCCGCCCACAACGCCCGCGCCAGCAAAGCCTGCCCCAAGGCGCTGGACGTTGAAACCGGCCGCCAGCGCCGCCTGAGCCCTAATCAGACCTGGAGCCAAGCCGAGGCCCTGGGCTGGAAGCCTGAAGGGCTGCCACTCACCCTGGACGACTTCCGGCCGGAGGAACTGCGCATGGCGCGCCGCGGCGAAATCTCACTCTTCGGCAACACCTATTTCAACAATGCCCTGGCCGAGCTGCACGGCGAGATGGTCCGTGTCGCCTTTGATATCCATGACGCCACCCGTGTCTGGGTGCGCCGGGAGGATGGCACCTTCGTCTGCGAGGCGGCCTTCGAGGCCAACAAGAGCGCCTACTTCCCCAGGTCCTACGTCGACAGCCTGCGGGAGAAGCGGAAGGAGGGCCAGCGCCAACGCCTGGAAGCCAAGGCCCAGCGGGTGCTCGGCGAGCCCCTGGAGCAGGTCGAAGTCGAAGAACTGACCGACAGCCAGCGGGCGCTGGCCGCCGAGGCCTTCAGCCGCCTGCCTGGCTTCCAGGCGGACGTTGAGGCCGCCCCTGTCCTGGAAACCCTGACCCCCAGCGGTCGCCCGGCCTTCCGGGACGACCTGGATTACCTTCGCTGGGCCATTGCCCACCCCGACGCCCTGGACAGCCAGGAAGACCGGGAGATCCAACACCGCATCCAGGCGGACCCCGCGCTCCAGGCCGTGCTGGGCCTGGGCGCCTGACCCCAATCCTTTCCATCTCTCACAGGAGAACCCTTGAAACCCACCTTCGCCCTCGTCAGCAACGTGGAGCGCCTCATGGCCGGCATGGCCATCGTCCACCAGCGCGGCGCCATGGAGGCCGGCATGATGCTGGTCACCAGCGAGCCCGGCTTCGGCAAGACCGAGACCCTCCGCTGGTACGTCGCGCAGCAGCCCTACGCCGTCTATGTCCGCGCCAAGAGCGGTTGGACGCGCCACTGGTTTCTGAACGACCTGCTCTCAGCCCTCGGCGTCAGTCCCCAGCGGCTCACGGAAGACATGTTCCGCCAGGCCGTGGGCGCACTGGAGGCCCGTCCCTACATGGTGGTGGTGGACGAGGTGGAGCACGTCCTGGTCGATCACGCCGTGATGGAGGCCATCCGTGACATCAGCGACGCCACCAAGATTCCCGTGGTCCTGGTGGGCATGGACCAGGTGAAAGACCGCATCCGCAGCCGCTATCCGCAGATCAGCAGCCGTATCGCCGTCATCGTCTACTTCCAGCCCGTGAGCCGCGAGGACGTGGCCAAGGCCGCCAGCACCCTGCTGGATGGCGTGCGGCTGGCGGACGACCTGGTGGACGAGATCCACCGGCAATGCGAAGGCCGCATGCGGCTGGTGATGAACGCCCTCGGCACCTGTGAGCGCATCGCCCGGCAACGGAAAGCCGCCCAGCTCGCCCTGGCGGACATGGAGGGCCAGGAGCTGGTCCACGACTGGCAGGCGAAGCGGCCCCGGGTCGTCCGTCTGGCGAGGCAACCGTGAGCGGCCCGAGCCCCAGCACGGCCCTGTTGAGGGCCATGGCCGCGCGCCTGGGCCGCATCGCCTTCGGCGACCTGGTCGAGGCCACGGGGCTGACGCGGCTCCAGGTCCGCGATGGCCTCAAGACCCTGCGTGGCCGCGGCTTGGCCGCGATGGCCTGGCGGGGCACCTGGAAGCTGACCCCCATGGGCGCCGAGGCCGCCGGCAAGGGATTGGTGTTCAAGTCCGGGCCCACAGGCCCCCGGGCCGTAGCTGATATGCCCCACCACTTCCGTTCCCGGCTCTGGCGGGCGCTCCGGATGATGCGCAAGGCCACCATCCACGCGCTGCTGGTGCCCGCCTCCCGCCCCACAGACGGCAATCCCTACGACAACGCGAAGAAGTACCTCGACGCCCTTGTTGGCGCGGGGTTCGCGCAGCGCATGCCCCACAAGGACGGCCACCGCACCATCTACGCCCTGGTGCGTGATAGCGGCCCTCTGTCGCCGCAGTGGAACAAGCGGCAGCAGAGGGTCTTCGATCCAAACACCCAGGAGGTCTTCGATGTGGCTTGACCTCCTGCGGTATCAAGTTGCCCAGCGTGGCCTGGGGCCCGTCGCTGCCGACCTGGCTTACAGCAAGACCGCCCTGAGCCTGGTGTTGAACGGCAAATACGACAGCGACACCTCCCGAATCGAGAAGGCTGTGATGGACACCTATGGAACCATCGCTTGCCCCTTTGAGGAGCGCCACCTGCCCGCCGCCGACTGCCACTTCTGGCGCCAGTGTGATCACCCCACCTCGTCTCCCTGGGCCCAGCACCACTGGGCAGCCTGTCAGACCTGCGTCCACAACCCGAAGCCAAAGGAGCCCCAGTGATCCCCGTCGCCACCTCCACCATCCCGCCCCTGTTCCAGGGCGTCGGGTCCTTCCGGCCCATCTCGCAGCCGCCGCGGCGCCCGGCCATCGAACCGCCGCCCACCACGCCGGATGCGCTGCTCTGCGCGGTCTTCACAGCCGAGGGTGCCATCGAGAACATCCACGATCTCACCAGCCTGGAACTGGACTCACAGGCCCTCCTCCATTACGAGCAGACCCTGCTGGACTGCCCGCCGGACGTGCAACTGGACGCCCTGGGACAGGCCTTCCATCAGCAGATCGCCATCCCGACGGTCTACGAGCTGACCAGCCGCTACCTCACCGCCTGGCGGCGGCTCTATGTCGCCGTCCATGCCGCCTCTCCCCGTCTCGACCCGGCCATCTAGGCCCTTTCCAGGAGCATCCGCATGACCAAGAACCTCAAGATCCCCGAGGGCTACCGCCAGAACGCCAATGGCGACCTGGTCCTCGTCGAGAACATCAAAGAGATCGACCTGTTACGGGATGAGCTGGTGGTGAGCATCGCCGCCCGGTCCCGCGAACGGTCCGGCGAGCTGGCCGAGTTCAAGGCCACAGTCATGAACGAGATCAACGGGTTCGTTGAGACCAGCGCCGCCCGCTTCAAGGCCAAGCTCGGCGGCACCAAGGGCAATCTCAGCCTCCTGAGCTTCGACGGCCGCTTCAAGGTGGTGGTGGCCCAACAGGACAGCATCACCTTTGACGAGCGGCTCCAGGTCGCCAAGTCCCTCATCGACAAGTGCATCAAGAAGTGGAGCGACGGCGTCGACGCCAACCTCATGGCCCTGGTCAACGACGCATTCCAGGTGGACAAGGCCGGGAACGTGAGCATCCGCCGCGTGCTCGGCCTGCGCCAACTCGACATCGACGACAGGGACTGGAAGCGCGCCATGGACGCCATCTCCGAATCCACCCAGATCGTTGGCAGCAAAAGCTACCTCCGTGTCTACGAGCGCGCGGAGGCGGGCGATTACATCCCTATCTCGCTCGACATCACGGGAGTCTGAGCATGAACCAACTGGATAAGGATCTCGGCCTTCCCGCGCGCGCCATGGGCTACCTGAGCGCGCCCATGAGCGCCCCCGACGCGCTCCAGCGCACACGCAACCACCTGGTCGCCCTGGATGCCTCGGCGCGGCTGTGGGAAATGGAGGCGCTCCACTACTGCCCGCACCGTAACAGCCCGCAGGTCGGGACGTCGGACGTGCCCTATGAGAGATGGATCGCCATGGATCTGGAAGTGCTCCGCCGCTGCAACTACATCGTGATGGTGGGGCAGTGGAACGCCAGCCTCGGCTGCCGACGGGAATTGGCGGTGGCCATGCACCTGGGCCTACGAGTGGCCTACTCCGTGGAGTCCGCCATCGCGCTCGATCACATGCTCAAAGAGACGATGGCCCTGCCCGCCACATTGGAACCCGTGGTCTAATGCGCGATTCCGCTGCCGCCGAGATCCTCCCCGTCGCCATCGTGGTGAACGGGCAAACCTTCTATTGGACCCGCGCCGAAGGCCTCGACGTCGCCGTGGTGGCCCAGGTGGAAGGGTGGATCCAGCGGCGTGCGGACCTATACACCCAGGCCGCCGCCATGCGCGGCCTGGACCGGGACGACCTGTTGCAGGAAGGCCGCGCAGGCGCCCTGCGGGCCGCCCAGGACTACGATCCCGCCTTCGGCACGGGCTACCTGTCCTACGCCGATCATTGGATCCGTCAGGCCATGCGGGCGGCCCTGGGCCGGTCCCATGACGTCTACCTCGACAAGCGGGCCCGCCAGCGGGCACTCAAGGACAACACCCTGCCGGCCGTGCTCCGCCTGGATGCCCGCTTGCGGGACGAAGATACCGCCCTTGGCGACCTGCTGCCCTCCACCGTCCCAGGGCCCCTCGACCAAGCCGAACGATCCGAATCCACCATCCGCTTGTGGCGCGCCCTGGCCCAGCTTGATCCGCGTCACCGCGCCGTCCTCATCCATCGCTACGGGCTCAAGGGCCAGGAGGAATCCCTGGAGTCCGTTGGCCTTCGCCTGGGTTGCACCCGGGAGCCTGTGCGCAGGCTCCAGCTCCGGGCCGAAGCCAAACTCCGCTCCCTCCTACTGGAGACCGCCATGTCTCAATCCATGCCCCGCGCTGGCGCCAAACCAGCCGCAAAACCCACCACCCACCATCACCAGCCCGGCACCCAGGTGACCATCGACGACCGCATCCGTGAGCGCCAGCGGGATGAGCGCCGAAAAGAAAAGGAGGCCGCGGCCGAACACAAGCGCCGCAAGGCCGCCACCAAGGGCTCCCCCCTCTTCGACCTGGAGGCCTCATGACGGATCTTGTGCCCTGCCCAGCCTGCGAAGGCTGGGGCCACATCCACGAAGGCAAGACCGGCACCACCCGCTGCGAAGTCTGCAAGGGCGCAGGCGAGGTTGAGATGCGTGTGGACGATGCCCCACCCGTGCTCCTAGGCATCCTCCTGGCCGTGGTGGTGATCATCGTCGGCTACCTGGTGATCATGCTCACTGAAGTGCTGGAGGCCGCGCCATGAACCTCCTCACCTGCACCATCCTGGCCTTGGGCCTGCTCACGGCGGCGGGCGCGCCGCTGGCGATCATCACCTTCCGTTGGTGGGAATGGCGCGTCCTCTGCTGGTTGGACCGCCGCCGGAATGCCCGTAAGGCCCAATCCTACCAGACGAGCGCCCGGGGGACCCGATGAGCGAGTATCTGACTCTCGACCTCCCCGAGTTGCGCCGCCGCCTGGAGGCCCACCAAGTTGAGCGGCCCCAGGATCTCTTCAGCCCGGAAATGCAGCGCTGGATGAAAACCAAAGACCGGATCGCCTTCGCCATCGAGTTGAAAGAGGCTGAGGCCGCCGCTCCGCCCTTCCGCATCACCGTCTCTCGCCACCCCATCGAGCGCCCCGCGCATCCCCTGCCGCGGCTGCACACCCAGGAGGTCCCCGTGCCCCGAGCCAACCCCGCCCGCCACCATGACCCCGAGACCCGCATCGAGCAACTGATGGAACGCCTCAAGGCCGCCATCAAAAAAGGGGGGAAACCCTATTGGATCCAGCAGGATATTCGGGATTGCTGTGTGGCCCACGGCCTGGACATCCCGCCCGAGGCCCAGAAAAAACGTGGTGCCAGACGGGACGCCTCCCAACAGCAGGGGGTCGCATGACCACGCGCCGCATCACCTACGCCATCTGGTATGAGGTATTGGGGCAGTACCAGGCCCATGCCGTGATCCTGGAGGACCAACCCTACCAGCGCTTCGCCCCGGCCCCTCACCTGAAGGCCCTTTGCGGCGCCGAGGTGCCCGAAGGCAGCCCGTGGCAGTACGACAGTGATTTCCACGACTGCGCCGCCTGCAAGGCCGCGTTGGCGTTGAAGGCGGGGTGAGCCATGAGCAATCACCACGCCTTGTCCTGTGTCTGCCGCCGCTGCATGCGGGGGTGCAGCAAGAAGTACCGCCGCGCCATGGGACGGATCATGCGGAGGAACCGGCGCCATCGGTTGCATGGGGGAGCGGCGCGATGGCAGTGAGATTGGGCCAAAGAGTCATCAGCCCCGACGGGCGCCGATTCAAAGTCCAGGCCCTGGGGGGCTGTGACAGCCAGTCCCGTCCCGTGGCGGGCCTACAACGCCTCGACCGCCGGGACAGGGAGCAGAAGGTCATCTGGCGTCCGGAAGCTGAAGTGGATGGCTGGGCCGGGGCCGTACTGGCGGCCTTGGAGAAGGCGCGGCCTAACGACCCGAGCTAACCCGGGCCGCGCTTGCGCGGGTCCGGCGACCGCAGGGAGCGCAGGTTGAGCGAGATGGTTAGACCGCGTGAACAAACGAAGGGCTAGCGAATGGAAAAGCGAATCCTAGACCCCTGCTGTGGTGGCCGCATGATGTGGTTCGACCGCCAGCACCCCGAGGCCATCTTCGGAGACCAGCGGAGCGAGATCATCACCGTGACCGACCGATCCCATGGGCGGATCGACGGCCAGCGGGTGCTGAAGATCGAGCCCGATGTGCTGATCGACTTCCGGGATCTGCCCTACCCGGATGACTCGTTCAAGTTGATCGCCTTCGACCCGCCCCACCTGGAGCGGGCCGGGGCGCAAAGCTGGATGGCAGCGAAATACGGCAAGCTCGGGCCGGACTGGCGCGAGGACTTGCGCCGGGGCTTCGCCGAGTGCTTCCGGGTTCTGGATGCCTCTGGTGTGCTGGTTTTCAAGTGGAATGAAACGCATGTGCAGGTCGGCGAGGTGCTGGCCCTCACGCCCATCCAGCCGCTGTTCGGCCAAGTCTCAGGCAGGCGCGGCATGACTCACTGGATGGTGTTCATGAAACCCGCTGCATCAGCAGTCTGACGAAAAGCTAACCGGCGGTGCCGGGGATGATGGAGGAACGCATGAAACCGAGCAACGCAGGCACCGTCAAATTTGAGCGAAAAGTTAGGCCGACCGAATGGATTGTCGAACTCTACGGCGGCTCTCAGTGGCTTGCGCCGTGGGAGGGCGATCCCGGCAGGACCTGTATCCGAACATCTGCAAAACGCTACAAGTCAGAACACGCCGCAAAGTGCGCGATTGCTTATGCGAAGAGGATGAACCCACACCGCAACCTCGCGGGGGCCCGTGCGGCGACGGTCTAACAGACCAAGCTAACCGGCCCCGCCGTGGGCCACCCGGGTGGTGCCGATGCGCCTAGGCCGCATGCCCAAGGCCCTGGAATGGGGCCGGGCCAATTCGGTGATGGCCGGGGTCCGGGTGGAGTGGTCACTGGATCCTGCGGTAGGTATCGTGGCGAACCGGATCTCGCCCAGCGGCCTGGCGGTCTACCAGACCTACGAGGTGCTGACCGAGGAGCCGGACTGGAGCCTGGATCTGGGCGAGGGCGCCGAGCGGGACATGGACCTGGTGGACTTCGAGACGGGCATCGTGACCTACGACGCGCACACCTCGGCGCCGGAGTTCAGCCGGCCCTTCCATTGGGTGATCCAGGGCCGGGACGCCATCGCCCGTTTCCTCGGCTTCCTGGATGGGCATAGCGGCCGCCTGATGCCCTTCTGGCTACCCACCAACGCCCGGGACCTGGAGCAGACCCAGGACGCAGGGGCGGCCGATACGAGCATCCAAATCAAGGATGTCCACTACAGCACCTACCTCGCCCAACATCCGAATCGCCGGGATGTGGCCTTCTTCCCAGCCACCGGTCCGCCCATCCTCCGGCGCATCACGGCGAGCGCGGCGGGCGCGGCGGGCTTCGAGTGGATCACGCTCGATCAATCCTTCGGCCAGGTGCGCAAGGCGGCGGACTGGCGGTGCATCAGCTACCTGGCCTTCGTCCGCCTGGATCAGGACAGCCTGCGCCTGGTGTGGGAGACGGACGAGCTGCTGCGGGCTAGTTTCCGAGTGAAGGAGGTCCTACTGTGACCGTGGCCCTCCGTGAACTTTCGACGCATGACGGGGCTCCGGTCGAGTTCTACCTTTTTGTGCGGGGTGGCAAGCGGTGGCTCTACACCAGTGACGCCGAGCCGGTTACCACGGCGGATGGTGTCTACACGCCCATCTCGATCCGCCGCAACGCGCCCTCGCTCGGGAAGGAGGAGAAACACTCCACGTTGCAATTGGAGGTAGCCCGGGACCACCCCATCGCCATGCTCTTCCGCGGCGGTTCGCCGGGCAGCTCCATCTGGGTATCGGTTGGCCGTCTGCACCGCGGCGAGACGGACACGGAGTGGATCTGGCAGGGCAAGGTGCGGGGTGTCACCTGGACGGGCTCCAAGGCCCAACTCCAGTGCGATCCCATGGACAAGGCGCTCGGCCGCGCGACACTGCGCTTCTCGTTCGGCTATAGCTGCGGCTTGAGGCTCTACAGCCTGCCGTGCGGCGCTTCTGAGGCCTCTTTCACCTACGATGCCACGATCACCTCGATCAGTGCGGATGGCTTGACCTTGGGCGCCGCGCTCTTCGGGACACAAGTCAACGGCTGGTGGGTGCGGGGCGAGGTCTATCACCCGGCCCTGGATGCCCGCCAGGACATCATCAGCCACACCACCACCACAGTGGGCCTACGGTTCCCGCTGACCGGCGTAAAGGTGGGGGATGTCGTCAAGGTGATCCGTGGCTGCGACCATCTGTGGAAGCGGGCGGATGGCACCTGGGGGGACTGTCACGCGGTCTTCAATAATGCCTTGAACTACGGCGGCGACCCCTTCGTGGGCGACAGGAACCCCTTCCAGACTGGGCTGGGCGGCTGATGCCATTCGTCGAGATGTTCGCCCTGTGGGTAGCGTCCATGGTGGTGGGCGAGCTG